TAAGCCGTGGTGCAGTAGTGCAGGAAATTCTAATGAACTTAGAGAAATGGCTAACACTTTAGATAAAATAGAAGAAGGAATAATAAATGTTTATTCTGAAAACCTAGCAGAAGGTGTAGACATAGAGGATATAAAAGCTATGGTTAATGATGAAACTTGGTTAACAGGTATAGAAGCTTCAAAATATTTTAATGTAGAGGTAGCTAATTCAGTTCAAGCAGTAGCCTGTGCAAGTGATTATTTTGATAAATATAATAAAGTACCTTCTGACATTTCTAACGAGGTTAAAACAGAAGAAGTTGAGCCTAAAGAAGAAGCAAAAGAAGAAGCTAAAGTAATAAATGATGAACAAATAAAAGATATGTTATTAATGGAACTAGAATTAATTTAGTTCTTTTTTTATATTTAAAACTTTATACAAAGGGGGTCAGTAAAAATGACTAAAGAAATGAGAGAGTTATATAACTCTATAAAAGAAAAGAAAGAAGAAGCTAAAGCTTTAGTATTAGAAAACAAAATAGAAGAAGCTAAAACAATGAAAAATGAAATAGCTTCAATGGTTGAAAAATACGACCTAATGAATGAATTATACGAAGAAGAAAAAAAGGAGATAGTAAACAAAATGGAAAACAAAATAGAAAACAAAGTAGAAAAAACTTACGAGGAAAAATTCTTAAATTCTTTAAAGACTAAATTCCAAAATGGAATGTCAGAAGGTGTAGCAGAGGACGGTGGATACACAGTACCACAAGATATACAAACTAAAATAAATGAATTAAGAGAAGCTAAAGACAGTTTACAAAACTTAATAAAAGTTGAAAAAGTTAATACATTAAGTGGGTCAAGAGTATTCAAAAAGAGAGCAAATACAACAGGATTTGCAAAAGTAACAGAAGGTGGAACAATAACAGAAAAAGATACACCACAATTCACAACTTTAGAATACAAAGTAGACAAATTCGCAGGATTTTTCAAAATGACTAATGAATTACTTGCAGATAGTTCAGAAAACGTAAAAGCTACTTTAATAGATTGGATAGGAAATGAAAGTAGAATAACTAGAAATAAATTAATATTAGAAGCTTTAGACACTAAAGAAAAAACTGCTATGGCAGGACTTGACGATATAAAGAAAGCTATAAACGTAACTTTAGACCCTGCTTTCTTACCTAATGCAGTAGTAGTAACTAACCAAGAAGGGTTTAATTACTTAGATACTTTAGTTGACGGAAATGGAAATTATATATTACAAGCAGATATAACAAATGCTTCTGTAAGAAGATTATTCGGTAAATACCCTGTTCACGTTATATCTACAAAAGATTTACCAATGGCAGACGGTAAAGCACCTATAATAATAGGAGATTTAAAAGAAGCTTGTGTAATGTTCGATAGACAAACATTATCAGTAATGGCTTCAAACGTTGCAGGAGATAGCTTCTTATCAGATGTTACTTTATTCAGAGCAATAGAGAGAGAACAAGTAAAAATGAGAGATGAAGAAGCAATAGTATACGGACAAATAACAATAGGTGCTTCAAGAAAGAAGTAATTTAATTAATAAATTAGGGTAGAGTGAATAACTCTATCCTTTTTTAATGAAAGCAGGTGTAACAATGCTTGAAGAAATAAAAAATTATATGAAAATTGATGAAGATTATGACGATAGCTTAATAAATTCATTAATTGAAAGTGCTAATATATATATGGTTAATGCAGGAGTTAAAAATTTTGATAATGCTTTATATAAATTAGCTATAAAAATGCTTGTGCTTCATTGGTACGAGAATAGAGAAATTATAGGTAATGCTAATAAGCTATCTTTTAGCTTAGATAATATAATAACTCAATTAAAATATTGTTATGAGGTGGAATAAGTGAACATAGGAGAACTAAAACACAGAGTAACAATACAAAAAAAGGCAGAAAAAAAGCCTTTAGAAGATACTACTTATACAGATTTTAAAACTGTATGGGCTAAAGTAAGTAATTTATACGGTAAAGAGTTTATAGAAGCCCAAAAGGTAGAAGCTAATATATCTAAAAAGCTTATTATTAGGTATATAAAAGACCTAGACCCTTCAATTAATCCTAATACTTGTAAAGATTTTATAATCACTTATAAAGGGATTTCTTACAATATTTTATATATAGACAATATCAAAGAAGAAAATAAATTTATGGAAGTTATGGCAGGTGTACTGTAGTGGCTTTAGAATTTAATTTTGGAGATTTAGAGCAGAAACTAAATAACCTTAGCAGGAAGTTATCTAATGAATTAACAGATAAAGCACTACAAAAAGGTGGAGATATTGTACTAGAAGAAATGAATAAGAATGTACCTGTTGACACAGGGCTTTTAAAGTCTAGGCTTGATACAAAATTTAAGGGGTCAAACATTAATAGAAAAATTGATGTAGGTATACTTAATAATAAAGACAGAATTGCAACTTATGGATATTACCAAGAATATGGCTCTAGGAGAATGACAGGTAAAAAATGGATTAAAAAAAGTTGGCAAAAGTCTATCAAAAAAGCTTCTGATGAAATAGGAAAAGTAGTAGTAAATGAAATTTTAAAGTAGGTGTATTAAATGCACAATAAATTAGTAAAAATTCTTGAAGCTTTAGGAATTGATATAGCTTTTATGGAGTATGAGGGAAATTCTAGCGAATATATTATATTTGATATATATAACGAAGTAGATACTGATTTTTCAGACGATAATTCCCTATCAGATACATATTACATACAAGTAAATTATTGGTTTAAAAGCTTAAAGAATTTAAATAAATACAATGAAATTAAAGAATTATTAAAAAATAATGGCTTCATATTTGACGGTGCTAAAGATGTAAAAGATAGTGGGTACTATGGTAAAAATATGGACTTTATTTATATAAACTATAAGGAGGAAATTTAAAATGGCTAAAGTAAAAAGAATACAAGGCTTAAAAAATATCCACGTAGCTAAAATAACAGGCGAAGGATATGCAACACCTGTTCAAGTGCTTGGGGCAAAGGAAATAAATGCAGAATTGTCTTATGAAGAAGTAAAAATGTATGCAGATGATATGATAGACTATATGGACTTTGCTTTCGCAGGTGGAAGTGGTACTTTAACACTTACAGGACTTGAAGCTAGTGAATATGAATTATTCTTTGGCTCAACTTTAAAAGAAGGTGGTGCAGTAGTTAAGACTACTGATGTAGCACCAGAGTTAGCTTTATTATTTGAAAATGATAAATTAGGTGTAGTAGGTAAAAGATTATATGTTTTATATGCAGTAAAATTCGCACCACCTTCAATATCTTCTAAAACTAAAGAAGGTACAATAGAAGACGGTACAGTAGAACTTCAATTCTCTGTAAGGGAATTATCAACAGGAGAGATATTCAGATTTGTTGATACTGATAGCGAAGAAGCAGTAGAAGGAATAGAAGAAACTTGGTTTACACAAGTACAAATATAAATTAATATTTTAAAATTTAAGGGGCTAGATATTTATTTTATCTAGTCCTTTTTCTTATAGGAGGGCAAAAAATGATACAAATAAAATTAAAGGGGCAAGAATATAATGCAAAGTTAGACTTTAGGACTATGGCAAATATTCAAGGGGAATTAAGAAAAAGAGATGTAAAAATAGGCTTCCAAGAGATGTTTGAAAGAATACAGGAACAAGACTTTATGGTAATTACTGAAATAATAGTGCAATCAATATTAAGATGCCATACACAACTTAAAAGACACCATATAGAAGATAAATTAGACCTAGACGAGTTAGTAAATGCTCTTAACTTTGTTGCAGAATTAGTTCAAAATTCTATAACTACAAACGAGGGAAAGCCACAAGAGGAAGCAACTCACAAATAAGGCATAAATCAAATAATAATGAGTGGGATTTAGACTATCTTCAATATTGTCATTATACAATTTTAAAACGTTCTGATGATTTTTGGGAATTAACACCTAAGCAATTATTTAAGCAATTAGATATTCATTTAGAACTTAATAAAAGCAATAATGATAATGAAGATACAATAGAATATTTATAATAATCACAGAAAGGTGGTGGTTATATGGCTAAAAGTGAAGAAATAGCTTCTTTGTCGGTCAGTTTGGCACTTGCAACAGATAAATTTGATAAAGCTATTACAAGTGTAAATAAGCAAATTAAACAAAGTGAAAGGCAATTTAAAGAAGCTAGTAAAGGGCTAGAAGGTTTTGAGAATAGTTTTAAAGGTTTAGATACTAAAATACAAGCAACAACAAAGCAATTAGACCTTTATAACCAAAAGCTAGAGGTACAAGGTAAAAAATTAAACCAAGTTGAAAAAGACTATGATAGCCAAAAGAAGAAGCTTGATGAAATAGAACAAACTTTAGGCAAAGGCTCTGATGAATGGAAAAAACAAGCAGAGTTAGTGCAGAAAACTTCTGATAAGTATAATAAAATATCTAATGATATAAAAAATACACAAAGTAATATAAATAGACTTAATAAAGATTTAAAAGGCTCTAAAGACCAATTTAAAGCTTTAGAAGATAGTTTAAAAGACACAGGAGAAGAAGCCGAAACTTTATCAGATAAATTAAGTTCAATAGATAAATCAACTAAACTAGCTATGAGTGA